ATTTTACTGGAGCCCTTATGCCTATTGATTTTTCTACGTTCCCGTCTGACGAGGACATCCCTGTAGGGAAGCCTTCTAAGGATAAGGCGTTCTCTAAAACTGTTTCAGATATTGAAGAAGGGAAGCCTGCCCCTAAGATTAGTTGGAAAGGGCAGCCTCTTCCTAGTTATCAAGCTCCAAGCGGAAATTCTAAAGAGATTGATTTCTCTTCCTTCCCCGCAGAGGGCTCTAATAAGCCCGTAGAGCCTTCCAAGAAGCTTCCTGCTACCCATAAGCCTCCTGAAGGAGAAAGTCTCTCTAAGAGCCTTTTAAAGGGCACTACTGGCACTGCTATGGCTGCTGCTGACTTAGCTTGGGGGATTCCTAAAGCTGTAATTGGAGCTATTGCTGCTCCTATTGCTACAGCATTCTCTGGTGATCCGGAACTGTCTCGTAAAGCAACTCAGCACGTAATGGAGAACATCTTTGGCACTCCCTCCACTGCTCTTGAGAAGCGTGGTGTTCCTTCAGAATATGTTAAAGGAACGCTTCCTCAGAAAGTGGTTGAGAAGCCTCTTGAATGGCTCTCTGAAAAGGTTGAGGAGATTGGGGATAAGGTTAGTGAAGTTACAGGAAATAAGCATATTGGGGGAACTGTTAAGCAATCTCTTGATGCTGCCCTACTTGCTGCTCCTATTCCGGGAGCTAAGACAGTTGGACGCATTCTTGAAAAGAAACTAACTACTCCTACAGCTACAGATATTGCTGCTGCTCGTGTTAAGGTGGACAGTCAGAACAGAGCCTCAACTGCTATGGAAGCTCTCTCCAAATTGAAGGAGAAAGAATCTACCATGATAGACCCCTCAACTGGGGCTGTTATGGAAGCAAAGCCTAGTGGTGTTCCTGTTGAGAAGCGTACCATCCCTCCTGAAGAATTACCGGCTCTACAAGCTCGTTTAGAAGAGGCTAAAGGGATAGCAGCCAAGAACAATAAAGAAACGATTGTAGACCCCTCTACGGGCGTTAGAATGGATTTAAAACAAGAAGCTTCTCCCATTCTTGGTCCTAGGCAGAGAGCACAAGCTGAACAAGCTAAGGGTGTTAGATCTGCTGAGACAGAAGCACTGATTCAGAAGAGCTTAGAAGAGAACGCTGTAAAGCAATCTACCACTAGGGATGTCTCTACTGGAGCGTTAATGCGTGAGAAAGGTGCTGGAGAAAATCTAGCTAACTTCCCTCAGCGTGATGTTATAGCAGGTGAGAGCAGTTTGGGAAGAGGTGCTCTTGGTGAGCCTATTGCACGTAGACAATCAGGTGTAGGTGGTAGACAAGGTGGTGCTGTTGATCCTCAAGTGTTTATTGAGGGCTTACAGAAAGCTGGCCTGTCTCTTAAAGAATTTTCTGACAGAGTTGCTAAGGAGTTTGGAGAAGGGGCTAGAGCACTCGCTGTCGACCTCTATCAGAGCCCTGAGAATAAAGCTGAACAAGGGTTCTTTGGCAAGGTGCATGAAAAGATTTCTGACTACGTTCCTGATATACTAGGACCTGCTAAGAAGCATTCTACAGATGAGCTTATTCGTAAACGTAATGGTGAGATTAATGCGTATGAACGTATTCTTCAAAACCAGACAAGAGCTTGGGAAGTAGCTGTCCCTGATAAGGGTATGAGAGAACAAATCTCTAGAGCTATTGAGACAAAGACGATTGAAAGCCTTCCTCCTGAAGCTCAAGCTGTTGCTCACGAATACAAAGCCTTCACGGATACTATTGGTAAAGAGGGTGTAGAAGTTGGTGTTCTTAAAGGAATGCTTGATGACTACGTAACCCACATTACTGAACAGATTACAGATAAGTCTGTAAAACAGAAAGTGATGGAAAGTATCTTTGGGGAAGTGGAGAAGAGAGCTTCAACCGGAGGCTCTACCAAGAGTGCTTATGGTAAAGAACGTAAGCATGACGTTACGTTGGAAGAGCTTAATGCCATTCTAGAAGAGAAGGGCTTGAGGGTTAAGACGCAAGATATTGCTGAGATTGCTAGACAGTACGGCAGTTCAATGCGTAGAGCTATTGAGAACAAGAAGCTTATTGACGAATTGAAGGCTGTTCCTTCTGCTGGTGAAGGCACTCATCCCTTCATGATGAAGCCTACAGATGAGTTTCCTGCTCCTCGTAATTGGAAATATCTTAATCACCCTCAGTCTCAAGGTATGGCTATTCATCCTGAGATTTACGACAGCTTAAAGACTGTACTAACTTCTTCTGATCCCAGTATTATTATGAAGGGGTTAGGGAACATTGTACAAGCCACTAAGCGTATTAACGTATTTGGTACAGCATTCCACGCTCAAAGCTTAGGACAGTTCTGGGCTCTTTCTAAAGCTGAAAGATTGTTTGAGAATGGGGGTATTCCTTCTGCGCTTAAGATGTTGCATGAAGGTGGGCTTGGTGATCCTGTACATGAGCTTCTTCAGCAAGGGATGAAGATTGGTATGTCTGCTGACGTTAAGAGTGGTATTCTTGACAGTATGGCTGAAGGTGTTTCAAAGGTGTTCTCCCCTGCTGGCCTCCCTCTCAAAGGAATCTCTGCTGTTGATAAGGCTCTTCATCACTTCACTTGGGATTATGTCCATGCGGGTGTTAAAGTGGATATTGCTTTAGGACAGATCGAGAAACTAACTAACGCTCATCCTGAATGGAGTAGGGAGAAGATTGTCAGAGAGGCTGCTACCTTCGTTAATGATGGTGCTGGTGGCTTGGATTGGTTTGGTATTGCTGCTGACGCTAAGACGCAATTGGGAAGAGAAGTGGGGATGTATCTAGCTTCTCCCAGTGGACAAGCTGCTGCTCAAATTATGTTCTTTGCTCCTGACTGGCTTTATTCCACTATGCGTGCTGGTACTGGTGCCATCACTGGTATTAGTAAAGACGTAGCTGCTGGTAAGATGCCTTTCACAGAAAAGGGACATAATGCAGCCTATCAGAAATATGCTCTCACTAGCTTCTTAATGTGGGGAACTATTATGAATGGCTTAAACATGATGTCTTCAGGGCACCCTATTTGGGGAAATGATGATCCTACACGTATTGAACTTCCTGATGGAACTAATATTAGCGTAGGTAAGCACACCTTTGAATTTATTCATGCTATTAAAGATCCTGAACGATTCTTAGCTAACAAGCTTTCTATTGCTCCTCGTACTCTTGCTAACTTCTATGCTGAATCACAAGGGATGAAAGATTACACTGGGAAGAGTGCTACACAGAAAACTATAGAAGGGTTTGCTCCTTTCGTAGGAAGTGCTGCTCTTGATCCCACCCTCACTGCTGGTGATAAACTTCTTCGTGCTGGAGCAGGCTTTATTGGTATGCCTATTTATGGACACACTGATGAACAGAAAGCTATTATGCGTGTAGAGAAGCGTATTAGAGATCAACAGGAAAGGCTTAATTACAAGATGAAGAAAGCGGGGATGTAATGGGAAATAAGGTGAGTGATGGGGCTAACGCCCCGCTTGCTGATGAACGAAGCTGGCGAGACTGGTTTCGTTCTTTAGCGTTCTCTGTAAACAATCCTAGGATGGAGCCAACTATTGTAGCCACTGCTGGAGCATCAGCAGGCTATATAACTGTCTATATTAACGATGTAGCTTATAAGATACAGGTGTATAATGTCTGAACAAGATAAACTATTAGAAGCTGTAGACAGGCTCAGTAAATCGTTAGAAGAGCATTCATTAACGCAACAAGAACATAAAGAGCATCATGAATATCTGAAAGCTGTTATAGAAAGGGAGGCCCAGAAGAGTGCTGTACGGAAAGCCATTATTGAAAAAACTCTTGCAGGCTTGGTTTGGAGTAGTCTTGCTTTTGCAGGGAGCTGGTTGCTCAACTACTTCTCAATACACACACCCCCTCATTAATCAGGAGATTTACGAAGTGGAAACATCTTCTAAAGGATTAGAGCTAGTTAAGAAGTTTGAGGGGTTTAGTTCCACTCCTTATAAAGATGTAGGTGGAAGGCTAACGATTGGCTATGGACACCTAATCAAGAAAGGAGAGAGCTTCTCTCATATCACATTTAAAGAAGCTGAAGACCTTCTTCGTAAAGACTTGAAAGAAGCTGAGGATGCTGTAACTAAGAACGTAACTGTTTCTCTTCTGCAACATCAATATGATGCTCTTGTTTCTTTTGTTTATAATTTAGGAGGGAGACGATTAGCTAGTAGTACGCTATTGAAGAAGCTTAATAGTGGAGATGTTAAAGGAGCTGCGAATGAGCTTCCTAGATGGTGTAACGATAGTGGAAAGCCTGTAGAGGGCTTACGTCTGCGTCGTCTTTATGAACAAAATCTTTTCTTGGGGAATGTATAATGCCTGTGTTAAATTCTAATGGTGTGCCTACCACTGTATTTAAGGGTGATTTGGCTGTTGATAGGCAAGAGGGAAATGGCCCTGAAAGTGTTGTAACTATGGTAACTACTTCTGAAGGAGGGATTGGAAAGGTAGTATCTAATGGTGAAACTTTGAAAGTACTTCGCCCAACTTCCGTGTCGTTTCAGCCTCAAGGTAAAGCTGCCACGGCTGGAACGTCTAATGTTACAAGGCATATTTCAGAAATTCTTCCTTTCAGATTTTCTGCTGTTACTGCAACGATTTTCAATGCGCACAGTACGGCCACACCCACTTATAATGTAGGTATTGCAACTTCAGATAGCATTGCCGATCCTTTGCTGAACTCTGAGACATGGGATCAATTTTTATGGTCTGGTTCCAATTCCGTTACCCCCCCTGTTGCAACAGGGGCAACTGTTGGAAATCAAATTATGGGGGAAAGCGTTGAAAGTGATGTCCTTATCCTTGATCCTAAGAGTTATGGAGATGGTACTGTTCTGGGGTTGCGCTCTTGGGCGGATTTGACTAATAATACATGGTTTGATTTTGACGCTGAAGGGGCAATTAATTCAAGTTTGGACGTACAAGGATACTATGTTGGATATAAGTCGGGTGTTAACGGAGTGACTTCCCCTTCTTCCTTTACCTCTCCCACTCGAACTAGTGCTTCCCAACCACCTGTTCGTTTAAAGTTCTACACCCAAGATATGGTAAAGACACATGGACTTTTTTCTTCCTCTACTGGAGGTGGTAAAGGGGATACTGCAGACATGGGATGGCCTATCAGAACTTCTAGAATACTTACTTCTACTGGCCCAATGGCTTATCACTTCTGTAATTACTCTCATGGAGGTGCCCCATCATATGGAAATTTATTACGTTTCTTAGAAATGATTGATAATATCAACGTAGATACTGCAACTTTCAATGTCTTTACAGTTAACGATACGGATCGGGCTACTGTTGCAGGGCTCAATAGACTGCTTTACCAGCAAGATAGGTTTATTGATGAGTGCCGTAAGCGCGGAATATGGCCTATTTTGCAAACTTGGCAGCATCCCACAGGATCTACTGGAAATGAGTATGTAAACGCCAAGATTTGTAACTCAAAAGCTAGGGAAAAAGCGGCTATAGGTATATGCGGAATCTTTGATGTGGCTGAATTGTTCAGCGATGAGACTGCTGCAGTAGGTACGTGGAAAAATCCTGCTAACACTACTGATGGCATACACCCTAACTCTACAGGGCAAGTGCCGCTTACCGATCTTGCTGTCAAAGTCTATGCGTAGCTTACAAAGGAATCTTAATGCCAATTATCAAGGAGATGATGAGGAATGTAAAGAAGAATTACGCTATAGAGGCGAAGTAGAAGACTTCTAAGAAGACAAGCAACAGTAAGTAATATTAAGCCCTCTAGGCGCAATGTCTAGAGGGCTTTTCTTTTATGTATTAGATAATTTCACAAACTCCTGAGACACAAGCAAGCTCTCTAGTAGAAGTGGTGTTATCGCCTTTTTCAGAGAATTCTTCCCAATTAATCTTAGGAAAGCTTTCAGAGAGTGATTCGTAAAGCTCTTTAGTAATTTCTTGATAAGGGGCTTGTTTATAAGAGTGATTACTATGAGGGAGAAAACTAACTCCTACAACTTTATCGAAATTCTTATAAACCCAAGCACCAATTTCAAACCATTCATCTTCCTTTACGTAGACAGTGATTGAGGGATTGTGTTCACAATACTCTTCACTCCAAATTAGATAATGCTCAAGTTGCTCTAGAGCGTTCATATCATTACGAAATACAGCAACTTCTGGAGCTTTCATAGGGAAGCTAAATACAAGCCCTACGTGAGGCTTCATAACATCCACTTCCCAAGGAACCCCTTGCTGCTGCATGAACACTGCTAACGGATCTTTAACATCTGCACGAACGGTGCGAATGTAATAAGGCTCGTAACGTGGATGAATCCCACTTGCCGCATCCACAAGTTGAGAGACAGTCCCGCTAGGCTTGACACAAGTGATAGCTGTTGATCGTTCAATCCCAAGCATTTCTGCATATTCAGCGTTGACATTAATAGCCTCTTGTTTAAGTTGTTTAAGCCATTCACGAAGAACAGCAGATCCTTTAGAGCCATTCAATACAGGATGATCCATAATACCTGTAAAGCTAACACCTAGCAGACGTTCTTCTTCAGCATTCTTCTTCCAAATATTACGTAGATAACGAAAGTTTGTTAGCGTTGATTGTAGCGTACCAATAATTGTAGCAATACGAATCTTACGAAGAAGGTCTTCTAATGTATCTTCGCTACGAGCAACTACTTCTGATAGGTTACAAAAGCCTGCTGAACGAAGAAGAATTTCACCACCTCACACAATAAGTATCATTTACAGTTCTTATCGTGCGCTGGACTATCGCATACACTTAAAGTGTCTCTCCCGCTTAGTCTCTCAGGCTGCACAGCTTACGCTTGCTTGCCCCCTGTCGCGTTGTAAATCGCTTCCAAGTCAATCAGGGAAAGTTTTAAATCCACATAGTTTATGGATTTGTACCAAACTCATGATCTGTATCACGTCGTTCACTCTTCTCAATCTTTTTCTTAGCAGCTACACGATTGAAGATTCCTCGTTCTCCACTCTTACTTTCGTAAAGAGCAGTCCACTCCTTCATGAAGATTCCAACATCTGGCTTCTCTGTATAAGCTACAGAATTATTAGCTAGAGCACGCTGTCCTTCCATCTCCCACCAAGCGCCACTTTTAGCGTTACGCATTCGCTCATCTGTAAGATTAGATAGAGAGATTAGGGCACTGCGCCTAACACCCCCAACAACAACAATATCTGCAACCTTACAAACTAAGTCGTGACACTCGATTGATGAAAGCTTACGTCCCTTAGCTTTAACAAAGAGAGCCTTAGCAAAGTCGAACAGGTCAGTTAGAGGCTGAGGACCACTAGCACGTCCTCCCATAGTTTTTAGAGGGGCTCCAGCAGGCCGTACACGGCTTACATCAATCTTAGGCAGCTTACCCGCATAGAGCATAGCAATAAGCTCACGGAAGGCTGTAGCCCAGCCAATCTTACTATCTCCTACAACAATCGTTGTGTCTGTCTCAATAAAGCTCTCTGCAACTTCAGGAAGCTTACCAGTATATTGACGCTCAACAGAGAAGCCAACACCAGTGCCACAGCAAAGGATGTAAAGGATTTCATCAAAGACACGAGGGTTATCTACAGCTATATAGCTACAATTAAAGCCACAAGTGTTATCACGCTCCAGAGCACGTCCTGCAGTCATTAGGCTACGCATAGAAGGCATAACTTCTTGCTGTACAATAGCTTCTCGAATCTCAGACATATCTAGCTGAGTAACACGCTTCTGAAAGAATTGGATGTAACGCTCTACAGTTTCTTCCCACTCTTCTCGTCGGTCTTCTTCCGGAAGATAACGAGCATATCGACTCTTGTAAATGTATTTACGAAAATCATTCATCTTTATTCTTCTTGTCCCATTCTTCGTTAAAAGCTTTAATAATTAGTAGTTGCTCTTCTTCTTCTAGCTTACGCTTTAGATAACTAATCGTTCCTTTAGTTTCATCAAAATATCCTTTACGGTATGATTTCTTTCGCTCTTTATAATTATCCATATTTACGATTTAGATAGTCAAGAGGAATTTGAAGAGCGTTAAACTCTCCATTATCTACATCATATAGCATCCACACACCACGAAAGTGTTTGTTGCCTTGTGGACCTAGATAGGGCTCCTCATGTGTGTAGGAGCAGCCAGAGAAGATAGCTGTAATACGCTTACCATCTGCCTTATATTGAGATGCAATACCATCCGTCTGAACATGCCCCATTACACAAGACATATGCTTCTTAGAGAGGAGAGCTGAAGGAGATGTTACAGGCCGTCCCATTACTCCAGTAGTGAAATAGTGGGAGAAAGCAATTCCTTCAATAACTTTAATTTCCAGGAATGGTACAAACTCCCAACCAAACTCTTCATAACGTAAATCCTTGATAGAGATCAGCCCTTCTAGCTCCCTAGAGGTTTCTATTGCTCTTTCAATACGTCCTTGGTCATGATTACCCCCTAACATAATCAGCTTAGGAGAGTAAATTTTTTCTTTATTTTTTCGTTGCTTCTCTTGCAAATATTGTAAAGGGAATAACAGAAGACGCTGCCCTTCCACAGCAGCTTCAATGTCTGCTTTGTAAGTTCGTCCTTCAAAAGACTTCTTACCTTTATCATAGCTACTGAGGGAAGGCATGTCTGCCCAATCCCCCATTTGCACAATAATATCAGGACGTTTATCAATAATGAATTTAGAAATATTACTTAGATAGGAAATATCTACATCTGGTTTAATTTGTGTATCACTAATTACCAGAATACTTTTCATACATTCTCCAGAAGAGCATTCAAACTAACAGGAAACAAAGGAGAAATAATCTCCTTAATCTTTTCAGCTACAATACGTGTCTCATACTGTGTGTGCTCATCAAGACGTAGCTTAAGCATAGAAGCAAATGCTCCAAGTGTCCCGCTCCAAATCCATTCGGTCATAGTGTTTTGAGGGAGCAACATACGGGCTTGTTCAGGGCATACATTCGCTTTTAATAGATCTTTATATAACTCATTTAAACAATATATATTGTGCTCCGCTGGATTGTATCCGTCTTCATCACAAATATTTACTGACTTCTCACTGCTTCCCTGCTTAACATTTTCAGCTCGCTTCCGCCAGTATTGAGGGAGATAGAATTCTGGCTCGCTATCTACATAACGTCTACTAACTTCATTCCAAGGGAGAAACTTATGCTTTACAAGTTGTCTAGCTACAAAGATAGGAGCCTTAACACGAACACTGATAAAGGAGTGATTGAAAGGGGAGAAGTGTTTATGTTTAGCAAGGTAGTTAATTAACTTTTCATCTTCTTTCTTGAGTTTCTTAGAAGAAATACCATCTTCTACATCCGCTTCACAAGCATGATAAAACTCCCAACAACTCTCTTTATCAAAGCTTACACGAGCTGCATTAACTACACTTAAATCATTACCACAACTATCTACTAAACCCACTTCAATATCAGAAATTTTCACTCTTCATTTCCCATGATTGAATTATATTCTTCAATAGCAAAGTCATAACCTTCCCAATTGTCTACACCAGCATTACGAAGACAAGTTAGAAAAACCATATCGTCTTCATAAGACTCCAGTTTATGTTCTAGATGCTTTACTTTATCTTCAAGAGCTTCAAACTCAAGCACATCAACATCCATCATTTTGAACCTCCATGATCTCTTTCGTAAATTGCTTGTAGCAAATATACCAATAAGTCAGCAGCCTCTTCTGCTGCGTCCTGTAGGGCATCACGCCCATTGAACCCTTGAAGAGGCACTCCATATGTTTTAATTCCTGCTTTACGCCTCTGATCTAACATTAGAATAGCAATATCTGCTATTTCAGGAAGCTTATTAGCTACAGGTTTAGGTTGTAGCTGGAATACGTTGTCTTCAGATATTTTCATCAATCCAATCTCTCACAGATTCTAGGCCATCAGCTACACCCATAAAATAATCATGATCTTTATCTTCTCGTGATTCTTTTTGGAATTCCTTAAAGTCTTCAATCCCTGCTTCAAGGAAACCTAACAACTGCTTAATGATATCTACGTCCGAATCCACGATGAATCATCTCCTGTTCATAAAGCTCTTGAAGCTGCTTACGTTCATTCTTAGGAATCTCATCAAAATATCCTAGAACAAGCCCAGCACCCTTAGCACTAATCTTACCATTCTTACAATACTGCTCAGACATATTAGCCATTACAACAGCACGATTACGCTGACGAAGGGACAAGTCTTCAATATCGTTAAACAAAGAAATACTCTTATAGCTCATACATTTTCCTTTTTATTATTTTTATATTGCTTACGTGCTTCTTTTTCCATAGCTGTATAAGCCTTATGGCATTG